GCCGGCAAGAACCCGAAAGGCGGCTTAAACGAAGCTGGCAGGCGTTCTGCGAAGGCGCAGGGCATGAACCTGAAGCGCCCGGTCAAGAGTGGCGATAATCCTCGCCGTGCGTCGTTCCTTGCCAGAATGGGCGCCTCTAAGGGTCCAGACTACAAGGACGGCAAGCCGACCAGGAAACTGCTGTCGCTGCGTGCCTGGGGCGCGTCCAGCTCGGCGGATGCCCGAAGCAAGGCAAAGGCTATTAGTAAAAGGAATAACGTCGCATGAGCCTCTACGAGAATATTAACAAACGCAAAGCCGCTGGCACCAGCCGATCGAAGAAGAAGTCTACGGTCAGCGACAAGTCATACGCCAACATGAAGGCGGGCTTCCCGAAGAAGAAAAAGAAGTCTGTCATGGGTCGCGGCTAATGCAGTACAGCGCCTATTGCGTCCCTGACGGTGAGGGCAAGATAGGCTTGTGCGTGATGCTCGAAGGCTTTGACACACAGGAAGCCGCCAGGTGGTTCCTGGAGCAGCTTATGGGGCCGTTTGAGGGATATGAAAACACAACAGATGAAACGGTGCATTAGATGCCAGGACCATTCAGCAAAGCAGTAGGACAAGCCCAGAAGATGGGCGTCATCGAGCCTGTGAGCATGATGAAGCGTTATGCGGAGCGGAAGCGCCGCAGCGTCACGCCACGGCGCGCAAAGCATACGCGGGGCCGCAAGCCGATCGAAGAATGAAGACGATACAGATTGACTACACGCCGCGGCCGCTACAGGTCGAGCTGCACAAAATGCTCGACAAGAACCGCTTCAATGTGCTGGTCATGCACCGCCGGTTCGGCAAAACGGTCTGCGCCATAAACCATTTGCTGAAACGCGCAATCGAGGAGCAGAAGCCCAACCCGCGGCTGGCGTACATAGCGCCGACGTATCGCCAGGCAAAGAACGTCGCTTGGGACTATCTCAAGCAGTTCAGCTCGAAGATACCCGGCACGAAGTACCACGAAACGGAACTGCGCTGTGATCTGCCCAACGGCGCGCGCATCAGCCTTCTGGGCAGCGAGAACCCGTCTAGTCTGAGGGGGATATATCTAGACTTCGCCGTGATGGACGAGGTCGCGGATATGCCGGAGTCGATCTTTCCCGAGGTCATCCGCCCGGCACTGTCCGATCGTAAGGGCGGCTGCACGTTTATAGGGACGCCGCAGGGCCATAATTACTTTCACGATCTCTGGGAGGCCGCCGCCGCTACCGATGGCTGGGAGCGGAAGATGTATAAGGCATCCGAGACGCAGCTACTTGATGCCGAGGAACTGGAAGCCGCCAAGGCGACCATGACCGACGACCAGTATAATCAAGAATTTGAGTGTTCTTGGGTAGCGAACGTACCGGGCAGCGTATACGGCAAGGAACTTCAGGAGTCCGACGACGCGGGGCGCGTTACCAACGTGCCGCCGTTGAGCGACTACAAGGTCGATACCCACTGGGATATCGGTATGCACGACTACACAGCGATCTGGATGACACAGTCGCTGCCGGGCGGTCGCGTCAACGTGATCGATTTTTATCAGAACCAGGGCGAAGGATTGCCGCACTATGTTCGGACGCTGCATGAAAAAGGTTACGTCTATGGCACGCACAACGGCCCACACGATCTGGAAGTGCGTGAAATGGGTACCGGCAAAAGCCGCCGCGAAGCTGCGTACAACCTTGGCCTCAATTTTAGAGTGGTGCCGCGACTGCCTGTCGAGGATGGCATCCATGCTGCGCGGCTCCTGATACCGCGCTGCTACTTCGATCGCGACAACTGCCGCGACGGCCTTGAAGCACTGAGACACTACCATCGATCGTACAACGAACGGACACGACAGTTCCGCGATGCGCCCGTGCATGATTGGTCGAGCCACGCCGCTGATGCGTTTCGTACCGCGGCGATTGGCCTGGAAACACAACGACTATCCAACGGCAAGCCACCGCAGCGTGACGCGGTGATGAGCTACAACCCGTACCAGTATGAAGGACACGCCTGATGGGATTTCTCGCTCCTGATCCACCAAAACCACCGCCCCCGCCGCCGATTCCGCCCGTTCCGCCAGATCCGCCTATCAAGCCGAAAGAGGCAAAGGAAACCGAGCGCGTGGAGCGTCAGGCACGCCGCAAGCGTGGTCTGCGCCAGGCTAACGTCACCGGCGGCATGGGCCTGACAGGCGATGCGCCAACCACCAAGAAGACACTGCTGGGACAGTAATATGGATGATCCGCGCGCAACCGCGCTGCTGAAGCGATACCGCACGCTGCAAACGAACCGCAGCCACTGGGAATCGCACTGGCAGGAGCTGGGCGATTACATATGCCCACGCAAGGCAGACATAACCAAGAAGCGTACAGGTGGCGACAAGCGCACCGAATTGCTTTTTGACGGCACGGCGGTCCATGCCGCCGAGCTGATGTCTGCTTCGCTGCACGGTATGCTCACCAACGCGGCGACTCCGTGGTTTGATCTCCGCTACGAAAACGACGAGCTGAATGGTGACGACGAGGCCAAGGAATGGCTCGAAGGCGCGACCGATGTCATGTACCAGCACCTGGCCCGGTCGAACTTTCAAGAGCAGATTCACGAACTTTACTCGGATCTGGTCACGTTCGGCACCGCGGTTATCTTTATTGAAAACGACGACGACGATGGATTCCGCTTCAGCACCCGGCACATTGCCGAGGTGTATGTATCGGAGAACGAACAGGGGCGTGTCGATACGGTCTTCCGCAAGTACAAGACCACGGCACGCGCCGCTGTGCGGCAGTTTGGCGAGCAACAGGTTACACAACGCATATCCAAGCTGAATAGTGATGATCCTTACGCTGAAATCGAGCTGCTGCACATTGTTATGCCGCGCGAAGATCGCGACCGGCGAAAGAAGAACGCGAAGAACAAACCGTTCGCCAGCGTTTACATCGACCCCGATGAGAAGATGGTCATCGGCGAAAGCGGATACGACGAGTTTCCGTATTGTGTTCCGCGTTTTCTGAAGGCGAGCTTCGAAATTGGTTACGGCCGATCGCCGGCAATGACGGCGCTGCCTGACACGAAGATGGTCAACAAGATGTCCGAGGTGGTTATTCGTGCCGCCCAGTTGCAGATACATCCGCCGCTGATGGTGCCGGACGATGGCTTCATGCTGCCGGTCAGAACCACGCCAGGCGGTCTAAACTTTTACCGATCGGGTACGCGCGATCGCATCGAGCCGCTGAACATTGGCGCCAACAACCCGCTGGGCGAGATGCAGTTGGATCAGCGCAGGCAGGCCATACGAGCCGCCTTCTATGTTGATCAGCTCATACTAGGCACCGGGCCGCAAATGACTGCGACCGAGGTCGTCCAACGCACCGAAGAAAAAATGCGCTTGCTCGGCCCCGTTCTGGGACGCTTGCAGGCCGAGCTTCTGCAGCCGCTGATCGGTCGCTGCTTTGCTGTGCTGTCGCGTCAAAAGAAGTTTGCACCGGCGCCGCCAATGCTGCAGGACGGCAACATCGACATCGAATACGTTTCGCCTCTGGCGAAGGCACAGCGCAGCGGTGACATCCAGGGCATCCTGCAGATGATCGAGTTCCTGATGCCGCTTATGCAGCTTGACCAGGGCGTGGCCGATTATCTCGATATGGACGGACTTGCGAAGCACATCATCAAGGTTACCGGCACGCCGGCGGCTGTGGTGCGTGGTGAGGGCGAAGTATCAGGCATTCGCGAGAACCGTGCCGCTGCCATGCAGGCAGAGCAGGAGCTGATGGCCGCGCAACAGATGGCAAGTGCCGCAGGAGAAGCCGCCCCGGCACTGCGTGCTGTTGACGAGACAGAGATCGGTCAGGAACTGATTGAAGGCGCCGCATGACGCCGAAAGAGCTTAAAGAAACTTACCGATCAGTATTGATGAGCGAGGACGGCGAGAAGGTCATGGAAGACCTGGGCGCACGCTTCGGACTCTGGAAATCGAGCTTCACGCCAAACTCGGATGAGACGGCGTTTAGAGAGGGCCAGCGCGATGTCGTGCTGTTCCTGACCAACATTATCAAGGATCAACCACCAAAGGAGTAATCACATATGTCCGATGAACAGGTAGCGGAAGCTCCGGCAAATGCCGGGGAGGCACCGTCTGGTAACGAGGACTGGCTGGCATCACTGCCCCCGGAAATAGCAAGCGACCCTTCACTGCAGCATATCGGCAGTGTCGAGGGCATGGCTAAAAGTTACATCAACGCGCAGAAGATGGTTGGATCGGAGAAGTTAGCGATCCCTGGCAACTGGGCGACCGATGAAGACTGGGATTTGGTTTACAACAAACTTGGTAGACCGCAGG